GGAATCAAGAGATAAGGCGAAGACTTTTATCTACGCATTTATCTATGGAGCAGGTTCAAAAAAAATCGGAAGTATCATTGGAGGTTCGGAAAGAGATGGCGAAAGAGCTAAAGAAAAATTTCTACGAGCAACACCAAGTCTTAGAAGCTTACGAGAAAAAGTGGAACGAGTGGCTCAACGAAGATGGGTCAGAGGACTCGACCAAAGAAAAATAATTATCAGGCATCCACACGCAGCTTTAAACACTTTATTACAAGGAGCAGGTGCTATTGTTATGAAGTGTGCGTTGACATTGCTAGAGAATTATGTTATAAATAAACGAATCAAAGCATTTCCAGTTGTTAATGTACATGATGAATTTCAATATGAGGTTGAAGAAAGTAAAGCCGAAGAGTTTGGAAGACTAGCAGTACAGTCAATTATAGATGCAGGTAAACAATTAAATGTAAGGTGTCCACTAAATGGAGAATATAAAATTGGAAACAACTGGTCAGAAACACATTAGTAATTTAGCTACTGATATTAAAAAATTAATAGCAGATATATCTAATGGTAAACCTGCTAACATGACAGAAGAAAACATGGATATATTCTTAAAGAATATTAAAGAAGCTATGTTAGCTTGGAATACACCACCAGTTAAGACAGATAAAGAAGGTCAGCTACGAATGTCAGTATTAGGTAAACCACCTAGACAATTATGGTATGACAAACATAGTCCTAAAGAAAGAAGAGATGATGATGCAGGATTAAATTTAAAATTTTTGTATGGTCATATTATTGAACATTTAGTATTATATTTAGCTGAACTTGCAGGTCATAAGATAGAAGACCAACAAAAGAAAGTAGAGATTGATGGTATTACTGGACACATAGATAGTAAGATTGATGGTGAGATATGTGATGTTAAGTCTGCATCACCATTTAGTTTTAAAAAGTTTCAGTCTGGTGAGATAGTAGGTGATGACCCATTTGGTTATCATGCCCAGTTATCAGGATATGAAACAGCTATGGGTACTAAAGCAGGTGGTTTTCTTGTTGTTGATAAATCTTCTGGTGATATTTGTTTTTACAAACCAGATGATATGGCTAAACCTAATGTTAAATCTTTAATTAAAACTTTAAAGTCTACACTAGAACAAGATACTCCTCCAGAAAAATGTTATGATTTTAAAACAGAAAAGAATGGTAATAAAACTTTAGCTACTGGTTGTATGTTTTGTCCTCATAAGTGGGAGTGTCATGCTGATGCTAATGATGGTAAAGGTTTAAGAGTATTTAAATATTCTAATAAGAATGTTATGTTAGCTGAAGTAGTTAAACAACCTAATGTAGATGAAATAACAAATGAATATAAGGAACAATTAAAAAGTTATGGAAAGAGAACTGAAACACAAACACCTGCTAATTAGAGCAGAGGTACAAAACCCTCCCAAGAATGAAGAAGAAACTATTTCTTGGATGAGAAAATTAATTAAAACAATTGATATGAATATACTTGCAGGTCCTTATTCATCTCAAGTTTCTAAAAAAGGAAACAAAGGATTGAGTGGTGTTGCTATTATAGATACATCCCATATTAGTATTCATACATGGGATGAGCAAGAACCTGCTTTAATTCAGTTAGATGTTTACTCATGTAAAGAATTTAAAAAATCAGATGTGATAGATTGTTTAGATGATTTTAAACCTGTGACTGTTGAGTATAAATATTTTGATAGAGAAACTAATTTTATAGAAGTAAAATAATGAAATGCTTTTATTGCAATGCTGAAGTAAGATGGAATAATGATTTTGATACAGAAGATACTTATCCAGATTCAGAACATACTATTGTAAGTATGTATAATTGTGATGAATGTAATACTTGGTATGAAGTTTTCCATACTAAAAAGGAAATGAAATGAATAGTAAACAAATGAAACCTATAAGAAGAAAAGCAAAACATATACTTGTTCAATGGTTGCAGTCTTTATTATCTAAAGAAGAAGCTAATAAGATTAATTACAAGAATGTATTTGATTTTATTCCTAATCAAACTCATTACTATGATAGTCAACATCAATTTAGATTACAACCTTGGTCTTATAAATGGATAGTAAAAAAATTAAAAAGAAACTCAGAGTTGACAATAGATGATTTAAATGATATGTTGCAACCAACTGAACAACAGTTAAGAAGAAAACAAATGATAGAACAAGGACCACTATAATGACACACAAAGATATGTTTAAAGGTACTACCTATGATTCATTAGATAAGCAAGTCAATGGAGACCATTATAAAAAAATGAAGATACAACCTGCTGAATTTATAAATGAAAATGGTTTATTGTTTGCAGAAGGTAATGCTATTAAATATATATGCAGACATAAGTTAAAAGGAAAATCTAAAGATATTGAAAAAGCAATTCACTATTTAGAAATGATATTGGAGAGAGACTATGACTAAAGAATCACAGATAACACAATTAGAAAAAAGAGCAAGAGGTTTTCGCAGAATCATCTCAGCATTAAATGATTTACCTATGTATGGTATTAACAGACAGATAGATAAAATACTTCATGTTAAGATTGATGCATTAAAAGACCATCTTAAATTAAAGATAACAAGAAACAATGATAAGTTAAATGAAATGTATACAGAAAGTATAGATAGTTTAGCTGATGATGATGGACAACAAGGTGAGATTGCTCCTGTTGTTTTAGAAGATATACATAATAAGAAAGTATAATGACAAGTATTGAAGATAGAGATGTAGATGCTACATATGAAAATGAACAAAGTACTGTCACTATAACTTTAAAAGAATATGATAAATTAAAAGATAAACAACATTATATTACTGATAAAGATTTAATTGCTTGTATAGATAAAATAGAAGAATTAGTTAGAGCAGTAAGAAAACATATAGTAAGGACAGAGATATGACAAATATAGTAGGACTAAATGGTCAGAAAGTAAAACCTAAAGAACCAAAAGAAATTTATAATTTGAGAGTTTGTTTAATAGGTTCTGATGATATAGATATTAAAAGAATAGAAACATTTGGTGTTGCTGAAGATGGTTTCTTTATGGTTAAGTCATTAGACAATCCTAAGTTTCCTGTGTTTATGACTAACCCTGTTAGAATAAGAACATTAGAAACTTATAAAGAAGGTACTGAACCTATGACTAAATTAAAAAACGAGAAAGGTGATGATGATTTTCTTGTTGACCTATTGAAAGCAAAGAATGAAAACCAATCGAAAGCTTAAACAAAAGAAAAGAGTTAAAAGAAAAGAAGCCCACTTGATGGGGTTCAAATTAATTATAAATAATCAAGGACAATTTATTACAGAATTATCTAAGTATCCTTTAGATAAAGTTCATTTACATTTTAAAAAAGAAAATGCTGGAGTTATTAAAGCTTTGTTAAGAGAGTGTGATGCTAAGTTTAATATGCTTTCTGAAGACTTAGAAAAGATTGCTTCAGATGTTTTTCATAATTAAATTTTTATTGCTTCTTCAGGAGTACAAATAAATTTAATATACATTTTGTATTCATTAACTTCTTCTGGTCCTATTTGTGAATTTTTATTAAAAGATTCTTGATAACCAGCACTCATACAATCATAGAAGGAATCATAAACATTAAACTTATGAGGTTCAAGACAACTTTCTGCTACACCAGAACATAGAATTAAAAACAAAGCTATCTTCATTATTCTAATATTAAAGAAGTAATTTTCTTTTCTCCCATGTATATCTCTATGTTTGCCTTAGACTTCAAGCATTTATATACAACTCTATCTTCAGGTGATTTTTCTTTCATAGCAAATCTTTTTGCCTTTAAACATTTTGAAAGTGTGTCCATGTGTAAGTGTTCCTTAATCTCATGGTCTACTATTAAAAGTAAAGCAAAAACAACCTCAACCATTAGTGTTCTCCATTTCCATTTCTAATTAATTTTTCTACATCTTCATTTAATTTTTTAACTTGGTCTTTTAAAAAATCAATATTAACTGCATTATGTCTCATGCCTTTAATTTCTTTTTCTATATCTTCAACAATAGAACTAAGATGTTCCACCAACATGAAAAGTTCTGCTTCCCCACTTGATTGACCTAACTCACCTCTAGGATATTTAATTCTAAACTCTGAGTTAGCTTCTAAATCTTTTTCCATTAACTCTAACTTTGTAGAATGTTTATTTAATGTTTCAACAACACCAAAATATGCCCACACTCCTATAGCAACAGCCACAACTATGCTGATAAGATTTTTCATTGGCATACTTACTGATGTATTTTCACTTATCTTCATTAGATTCCTTGTAATCTAGGGTCTTTACTAAATATATTCTTTGTTGCTTTTGGTCTAGCTTGAGAATCTTTACTTCTCTTTCTTAGCTGTGCAACAGCAGACTCCTTTAGTTGTTTTTCTTTTTTTACTTTTTGTAAATCTCTTAGTAAATTCATTTCTTTTTCCTTTTACATTTACATCTAGGTGCAAATAGTTTATCTATCCACGAACACATTACATCTAGTTTTGCAAAACAATTATATAAAAATCTATCTATCATCTATATCCTGGTTCTACAAAAAGTGCCATTAAGACAAGTAGTATAATTAATGTACCTGTAAAATAATAATTCATAATCACAATCCATAAACTATTTTTTTCCACCTTTAAATATTTGTGTTCCTTTTATACCATAGATACTCGCTACGACAAGAATCCATAAATTTGTAAACCAACTTGGAAGTTGTTGAAATTGTTCAAAAAATTCTTTTATCTTAGCAGAAGCATTTGGGTCATCACTAAATACTCCCCAAGCAATCACCAAAATTGGCAATGTGAGAATTACCAAAACTGCTTCGTCTTTCCAGTCTGATTGTCTTGCTTCTAAAAGTTTACCACTATATTCAATTTCTCCTGATGCCATCTTCTCTGCGTGTTTAGCTTGAGCATTAGCCATCATCATCTTTGTTTCTTGTTTCTTTTTATATATATGAGTACCAGCATTCATTGCTAGTTTAATTGCACTAAGCCACATTTTTTTCTCTCCATTCTTTTACATCAAATGATGGACACTTTTTAACATCATCTACTTCATAGTGTCCTATTATTTTTGTTATATTATATTTATCTTTTAATTTAATTACTATATCTTTTAGTGTTTCAAATTGTTCATCATTAAAATTATTTTCCCAACCACCTGATTTATCAGAGCCACCTATCATACAAATTCCTATTGATGTACCATTAACTTGTCTAGCATGAGACCCTGTTCTATGTTCTTCTCTACCATTCTCTAATGTACCATCTCTTTTAATTACATAATGATAACCAATATCATCCCATCCATTATCAACTGTATGCCAATGTTTAATTTTAGCTGCATCTACATCCATATCAGCAGGTGTTGCTGAACAATGTATAACAATCATATCTGTTTTAGTTCTTGGTGTCATCTGTATCCTTAAATAAATTATCAGCTAAAGACTTTAATTCTTTTCTATTCTTACCATCTATTCTATTATTTAATATTGATGTAATTTTACTACTCCAGTTTTTGTCTTCAGCAAATCCTGTTTTAGCTATAGCTTTTATGATATTTTCTTTACTACTTTTACCTTCATTATACAGTTTAATTTCTTTCCTCACAACTTCATAACTAGGTTTAGTTTGTACCCATTCTAAAAACTGTGTAATAGAAGCTTCTGGTGTATCAAATTTTTTAATCTTAGCATTACTATTTTGAGCAGCTATTGATTCTTCTTTATCATTAAATGATTGAAAGTTAAATAAATTATTACTACCTTCTTTAAAGAATCTAGAAGTTCCCCAACCAGTCTCACCACTATTAATAGCAAGAATAATATCACTAGGTATTATTTCATCTTTATTAATTGTATAAACTTTTTTTGCTGTATCTAATAACCATGTTTTCTTTTTAGGTTCTAACTCAGAAACATTCTCATAAGTTTTTTCTACAACAACATCAGGTTTTTTAAGTGGAATAATTTTATTGTCTGCAGCTTTATTCATTTCATTAACACCAACAGCACTAGCTATTGTTGCAGCAGCAGCCATAGTAGTTATATCTTTTTTATTCATAGGTTTCTTCTTTGGTTTAATAATTTCTTTTACTGGTTTTTCTTTAGGTAATAAAATTTCTTCTTTTGCTGCAACTTCTACTGCATCTCCTTTATTAAATTTTTTTCTTTTTACAATACCTCCTGTTGCAAAAGGAGTTAAACCTGATTCTCCAGAACTTGATGTTGATAAACTTTTAAATGGTGAACCAAATATTTTAGCAATATTTCTTCTCCAATTAGGTAAAGGTAAAAGTCTTTCATTTATAATTCTTATTGCTCTATCAGTATTACCATTCCATGCAGCTTGTCCTGCTTCAACTGGAGCAGATGCTATTTGTGCTGCAGGTGGAAATAAAAACCATGGTTCTCTTGCTCCTGGTCCAATAAATCTATTAGCAACTAACTCAGGTAAATAACCAAACATACCAGATAATCTAGCACCTTCAGCCCACCATCTATGATTGTCAGCATCATAATCAGTTACAACTTCTCCATGTTTTGCTATTTCTCTAAGAGATTGAACACCAGAATAAATAGGTAATACAGCTAAAGTTTTTACTAAAGTTTTAGCATTACCATTTTCCATTCGTGCTAAAATTTTATTTGTTTGTGCAGATTTTGCCATAGCCCATGATAAAAACTGACCCATTAATCTTACCCATTGATTATTACTTTGTGTAAATAATAATCTATTAGATACTTGAGGTATTAATGCATCTCTGTTTGCACCAATAACACCTGTTTGATTTAATATTTTTTTATTGTTACTAACTTTAAGTGCATCATCTAAATTTTTAAACTTACCTATTTGTAAAGCTTGATTAGTTTTAACACCATAATTATTTTCTAAGAAATATATAATTTGTTTTGCTTGTCTTTTTTCTAAGTTACCTTTTGATGCTAATTTACTTAAAGTTTTAGATAAATAATGTGCATCAGCAACAGCAGTATTATAAGCAAACCTTCTAGCATAACCAGTCAACCATTGTAAACCTAATGCTTTAAACATAATGTTATTAACTTTTTGCGTAGGAGTTTTACCTACCCATCCAGCATTTAACATTATATTTTTACCTTCAAATCCAGCAGACCTTTCTAAACTAGATGCAATAGCATTATCTATATCTTGATTTAAAGCTTTTGCTGCTCCTGTTTCTCTTCTATTTGTTAATGCTGTATCTTTAAATCCTTTAACAACACTTCTCCAATTAGCAGAGTTTTGAAAAGGTTGAACAATATCACCTAAAGATGATATAGTAACTCTACCTAGCATATTTAAATTACCTAGTGTTGCTAATATACTTGCACTAGATTTTGCAGCACCTGTCATAGCTTTTCCATATCTATCAAAGTATGCATCAATACTATCAGATACTAATTTTATTTCTTGAGCAGCAGCACTCGTAGCTTTTTCTTTTGTTAAATTAGATTGTAAATATTTATTTTTTATTTGTTGCATTAAAGGAGTAAGTAATTCTCCATTAGTTCCAAATTGTCTAGCAAAAGCTATTGATTTAACTGAATCATTTACAATATTACTTAATATAGAACGAGCATCATTTACTAAATACCCTTTCTTTTCTAATACTTCTTCTACTAATTTATAAGGACCAACTAATGTTCTTTCTTTTTCGATATGGTCTGATACTGGAGTTTTAATAAAATTTCTATTTGTTAATTTATCTTTACCTGCTAGTATTTCTTTTAATACACTACCATTAAGAACAGTATCTCCAGATGTTGTATGTCCTTGATAATATCTTTCTGCTGCTTTCTTAGGGTCTTTATATTTTAAAC